TGCGGCATCGGCGCAGGGACAACGCTAAACGTATCCAGCATGACGTGCTTGGGCACTGATGCGGGGCGAAATATTGCAAGCGGTGCAGGCTCATCTCTTTTGGTGGGGACTTCCGCCGCTCAAAATTTATCAGGAACTGCTAATGCGGTTGTTGGAAATAACGCAGGCAGTAATCTAACGTCTGGAACTCAAAACACTATTCTGGGGCCTGCTGCTGGTGGCGTAATTACAACAGGTTTTGGAAATGTGTTTGTCGGTTATAACTCTCAAGCTAGTGGATCAGGTGTTTACAATTCTGTAATCATTGGCGGCGCCGGAAGCGGGGGGCAACGAGGGGCGGCGGGCGGCTCGGAATCTGTAATCGTTGGACAGCAAGCAGGAAGCACGTTGCTAACAGGCATTGGCAACAATGTTGTCGGCAGCAACGCCATGCAGAATGTCACGTCGGGCGTCAGAAACAACGTGATGGGCCGTAACGCCTTGCAAAACGCAACTGCTCAAGCGTCGTGGAATGTGGTGGTTGGTGATTCCGCAATGCAAAACTATGCCGGGAACAACAATAACCAAAGCGTTGCAAACACAGCCATTGGAACTGCTTCTGCGGTAGGAGGTTCTGGTGCCACTTTTACAGGATCAACAACGATTGGTGCTTTTTCAGGGAATGCTCAAACCAGCGCAAGCAACAACACTTTGTTAGGTATCAACGCGGGCCTGCTTGTGACTACTGGCGGAACCAACACTGTTGTCGGGGCAAACGTCGGTTCAACCACGTTGACTACGGGTAGCGGAAATATTCTTATTGGAACATCGTCCGCCGTGACGACGCCTGCCGCTGCCACAAGCAATTATCTTCGTGTCGGCACGCTAATTGCGGACATGACTGCTCCCACAATCGGCAGCGGCTTCGGCACCAGCCCCTCCGTGTCTAACGGCGTCAGCAACGCCGCTTTTACTGTCACCGTTGGGACTGGCGGCACCGCAACATCGGGCGTTGTGAATTTTACCAACGCCGCGCCGCACGGTTGGGCGTGTGATGTGACTGATAGCACGACGACATCAACGACGGTATTCATGACCAAATCATCACCAACTTCCACAACTTCGGTCACGTTCACAAATTACAGCACGGCGGGCGTTGCAGCGGCGTGGGTCGCAGGCGATGTTCTTGTTGCTAAATGTCTGGCGTATTAACCCGCAACGTTCTCCACAGGATCACCTAAATGACATTTAATCGCAACCTATCAATCCTAGCAGAAAACGTCAGTTCCAGCGGCACGCTTGGCGTTGCGAGCGACGTGTCCCGCACGGGCACGCTCTCAACGGCAATTTCTGGGCCGGACACTTTGTATGATGAGATAAACTCTTTGCTGACTTCGGCTGGTGGCGTTTCTTATCTTGCCTGGGAATACGCAACAGAAGTCACAAGAAATGGGCAACTTGTAAATGCCCTAGCAAATCAACTAGGTTGGACGCAAACACAACTTGATGATTTGTTTGTTACAGCAAGCAACATTTTTTCGTAAAAATATATTGCAAACGGAGAGGCAAAATGCCTGAAGAAAATATAACCGACGAAGAAAAAAAAGAAATTATCAAAAATGCTCTAAAAGAATGGCTTGATGAGCAATTTGCAACATTTGGCAAATGGACTTTGACAGGGTTGTCTGCCGCTGCTTTAGCTGGCTTTGTTTATCTTGCTTTAGTTTCTGCCGGGCTACATAGAGGGTAACATGTCCGCGACAACGCCGCTTACCTATAATGATTATATTAATCAAATTGCAACTCTAGCTGTTGTTAACACAACGACAACAAATGGTGTTGTATCTGGCGTTGACGCGGCTTTTAATACGCTTGTGCCTCAGATGCTCAATTATGCTGAATTACGCATTCAACGTGACCTTGATTTGCTTCAATCACAAGTTGAAAACACTAATTACATTCTTAACGCAAACAACAACAAATTACAAATAAATGTTGAAGATTTTGTTACTTTGCAAACAATGGTTGTAGTTCCTGTTATTACAGGAACACTTACACCAACGTATACGCCTCTTTTGCCTGTTACAAAGCAATATATTCAAAACGTTTATCCAGACGCTACGAGCGCAGGGACACCTATCTGTTTTGCTATGTATGGTGGCGATTCTACTACTTACGGGAACACATACCAAAATATTATTGTTGGGCCATGGCCGGATGCTAATTATCTAGTTACTTTAACCGGGACTTGGCGTCTGCAAACGCTTTATGCCAATGCTACAACTCTTTTGGCATCAACTGGCACGACGTTCATTAGCACCTATTACCCCGACATGCTTATTCAAGCGAGCATGATTTATATCAGTCAGTTCCAGCGCAATTTTGGCCCAACATCGAACGACCCGCAAATGGGGCCGAGTTATGAAAGCCAATATCAAACGTTGCTGAAAGGCTCTTTGACTGAAGAATACCGCAAAAAATTCCAAGCCAGCGGATGGTCATCTTCATCTAACTCCCCGGTGGCAACCCCATCTAGGGGGGCTTAATGCCACACGGCGCACTTAAACTTACCGGCGGAGTTGATATAAACCGCACGCCTGCGTTAAACGAGGCGTCGCTTTCAGCTTGCAATTTTATCCGGTATATGTATGACCCAGCCAATTACATTTTGGTGCAAAAATTAGGCGGCTGGACGCAATACGGCCCGCCACAAAATACTATTACTCGAGCCTTGTGGGCTTGGGAAGATATTAATGCACTCAAATATCTTGCCATCGGCAATCAAGCATCAACTAGCACTTATCAAGCTTATTTAGGTGTTTTAGCCAATAACACTCAAACACAAATCACACCCGTTACAATTACAAATAATTTGACCGCATCAACCGCATTTAGCACAACAAGCGGAAGTGCAACCGTTACTATTACAGATGCTACTGTTCCTACTACATCATACACTTCAGTTTATATCAGCACGCAAATTAGCATCGGTGGGCTTGTTTTATTTGGTTTTTATACGTGCACCCCAACTGGTTCAACAACATACACCATTCAAGCTACTGATTTATTGGGCAACCCACAATATGCCACATCGCCGAGCACATCAGCCACCGTTGTATCATTCACAACGGTATCAGGTTCTGCGGATATTACAGTTGGATTGAACAATCACGGGCTGTCCGTTGGCAGCACATTCCCCGTTCTTATTCCTGCGGCGAGCAATGGCGTTACGCTGTTGGGCAATTACACCGTCACGTCGGTTGCAAGCGCCAATTCATTTGGAATTTCGGCCCAAAACACCGCAACATCCAGCGGCACTTTTTACCTCAATCAAAGTAACGCTAATTTTATTTATTATATCAGCAATGGCCCTGGTAGTGCAGCAGTCTCCTATGGAGGCGGTACTTATGGCGCTGGTGGTTACGGCGGTATTACATATTCTTTCCCGACAAACAGCGTGCCAATTTATACAAACGACTGGACGTTAGACAATTTTGGGCAAATTCTTGTTGCGTGCCCTGTCCCTGAATTATTGGTGTCTCTCACAACCACAGGTGCAAGTGGAAACGGAACAACAGCAACAATTACATATAGCGGGTCTTTCAAAATTCCTGTTGGTAACGCTATAACAATAACAAATTTAGTTCCTTCAGGATACAACGGCACTTATTATGTCACTGCGTCGTCTGCGGGCTCAGTATCTTATGCTAACGCAACCACAGGAAGCCTAACCACGCAAGGCACGATTGTTACTCAAGACCCTGCCTCTGGTCCTATTTTTGTCTGGGATTCCACCAGCGGCAACCAACAAGCCACAGTGCTTTCAGCAGGGCCTCCTGTTTGTGATGGCGTCTTTGTGGCCATGCCTCAGCGGCAAATTATCGCTTGGGGGACAACCTTTAACGGCGTCCAAGACCCATTGCTTATTCGTTGGTGCGACGTTCAAAATTACAACCAATGGATTGCGCAAAGCACCAACCAAGCTGGCTCTTACCGGATTCCAAAAGGCTCTAAGATTGTTGGGTGTTTGCAAGGCCCGCAGCAGGGATTGATATGGACAGACCTTGCTCTTTGGGCAATGCAATATATCGGCCAACCGTATATCTATTCATTTAACGAAATCGCCGTAGGGTGTGGCCTAATCGGCCGTAAAGCTGCCGGTGTTTTTAATGGCGTGGTTTACTGGATGGGCCAAACACAGTTCTTTGCTTTTGCCAATGGGCAAGTAACGCCGCTTCCATGCCCTATTTGGGACGTTATTTTTCAACAAATTGATACTGCAAACGTTAATAAAATTAGAGCCGCGGTTAACTCCCGGTTTAACGAAATTGCGTGGTATTACCCTACAACCACGAGCAACGGCGAAGTGGCGGCTTATGTAAAATATAATGCGCAGCTTAACCAATGGGATTACGGCGCGCTTGGCCGGTCAGCCTGGATTAACGAGACAGTGCTTGGCCCGCCCATTGGCGCTGACCCGTCTACTTTGCTGTTGTTTCAGCATGAGACTTCACCCGACGCAAACGGGCAGGCAATGAGTTCGTATTTTCAAACGGGTTATTTTGTCATCAATGAAGGCGACCTTAAAATTTTCCTAGACCAATTTTGGCCGGATGCAAAATGGGGCTATTATAACGGAACGCAAAGTGCTACACTACAGATATATTTCTACGTAGTAGACTACCCTGGACAGACGCCAACAGTTTACGGCCCTTACTCAATCACCCAGGCAACTACGTTCTTTTCGCCTCGGTTTCGCGGGCGGTTGCTATCAGTCTACGTGGGAAGCAGCGACGTTGGTTCATTTTGGCGCATTGGGCAAATGAGGTATCGTTTTATTCCTGACGGGAAATTCTGATGAGCGGCTCACTGTTTGACATGCTGACGACGGTTAAAAACCTTGTCACCGCCACATCAACGCTTTCGACCAATGCAACCGCACTTGTAGGCGCTAAAAATGCGCCTGGCATTACGGCGCAAACAGTTGTTTCTGCCAACCCAGGGCGTCTTTATAACATCAGTGTCATTGTGGCAGGCGGCGCAACTGGTAGCGTGTGGGATGCAAATACAACCGCGTCTGCGACATCTGCCCGATTGATAGCTACCATCCCTACGTCAGTTGGCGTCTACACCATCAATCTTCCTGTAGCTTATGGTATTGTGGTCACGCCTGGCACAAGCCAGACCATTGCAGTGGGATATTCATAATGCCCCTCAAACATGGCAAATCTCAAGCCACCATTTCGCATAACATCTCTGAGATGATTCATGCCGGCCATGGACGTGACCAAGCCATTGCTGCGGCCCTTAACACAGCCCGTAAGACGCGCGCTGAGGGCGGTGGCGTGCTGCGCAGCACTACGCACACAGGCCCCATCCACAGCCCCGTGGCGGGGCGTACAGACCATCTGCCAATGCATGTGCCGTCAGGTGCCTACGTCATCCCTGCGGACATTATCAGCGCCATGGGCGAGGGCAACACAGATGCCGGGTTCCGGCACATGAAACTTATCTTTGGCGGGTTGCCTTACGGAGGCGGAGATATGCCTTATGGCGGCCAGGAAGCCCCTTACGGGGCGGAAATGCCGCATAAGGCTGCTGGTGGTGAAGCACAGACAGTCCCCATTGTGGCGGCTGGCGGAGAATATGTTTTGTCTCCAGATGAAGTCCGCAAAGCGGGCGATGGCGACCTAGACACCGGGCACCGCGTGCTTGACGATTGGGTAAAGCAAATGCGTGCCAAAACTATTAAAACGCTTCAGAACCTCCCCGGCCCTAAGAAGGATTAACATGTCAGACCTTGAAGTCCGCATTGCCACGCCTGACGATGTTCATGACTTCATGCACCTTGCAATGTCTGGTGCACATGAAAACGCTTTTCTAAATCCAAGTCCAAAACGAATTTTGGAAGAAGTGTGGCCGGCGCTTAATCTTAATGGTGGGCTATGTGGAATTATTGGCATGCCGGGGCAAAAACCAGAAGGTGGGATATTGCTTCGATTGGGTAAAATGTGGTATTCTGACGAATATACTCTTGAAGAGCGGGCAATTTTCATTGACCCAGAGTTCCGCAGTGCCAAAGGCGGTCGGGCTCGCAAGTTAACGGAATTTGCAAAACGAATGTCAGAACAGTTGAATTTGCCTTTGATTATTGGCGTTCTTAGCAATCACCGCACAGCCGGAAAAATTAGACTGTATGAGCGTGTATTTGGCCCGCAAACTGGGGCATTTTTCTTGTATAACGCTCGAACTGATACGCGCCTTATGCCGGAAGTAGAATAGGAAAAATAAAATGGGAGGCAAATCTTCAACCTCAACAAGCAGTGTAAACATTCCGCCGCAAGTCCTTCAGCGGTATGAAAATGTTAACAACATTGCTTCGCAAGTGGCACAGCAGCCATACCAGCAAT